CCTTCTAAATTTGCGACTAAAGTACCTGTTGTAATTGTTAAGTTACCTGTACTTGCACCTGTAAATGATCCTGTACCTACTATGAACTTATCAGCAGACTCGTCCCAACCTATAAATGCGTTATCACTATCGCCTCTTTCAAGTACGATACCCATATCATTGCCAGGAGTGCCTGTTGTACCATTTCCTAATTCTATTAGTCTGTCAGATATAACTGAATTTGTTGTAGCAAGTGTAGTTGTTGTTCCGTTAACTGTTAAGTTACCTGTTACTGTAGCATTACCACCGATTGCAACATTACTATTAAATGTAGCTGCACCAGCGTCTGACATGTCTAAAGTAAGAGCAGTTACTTCGGAACCACCATCGTTACCTTTAAAGATTAAATCTTTATCACTTACATTTGATTTTAATACAAAATCACTTGATGAATTTGTAAATGAACCAATTGTTGTTCCGTCATCATTAAAGTACCATGCACCATTACCAGCGTCTAAAAGAATATCGTTAGCAACATCTAAAACTAAATTGTTACTTGAAGCAATTGTTAATAAAGTACCATTACCTTCTATTTTCTCTCCGTCATCACCGAATGTTAATCCTACGTTTGCAGGTATATTAACATCATTTGTAGCAGTTAAATCTATATCCGCTGTACTTGTGATGGCTGCGATAACAGGACTTGTTAATGTTTTGTTTGTAAGTGTATCTGTAGTATCTTTTAAAACTATTGTACCTGTTGCGTCTGGTATTGTAACCGTTCTATCTGCTGTAGGGTCTGCTACAGTTAAAGTAGTTTCATGTGCGTCATCTGTTGCACCTTCAAACGTAATATTGTTATCAAGTGTAATAGTTGTAAAGTTACCAGGCGTAGCACCACCAGTTACATCTGTTAAGAAAGCAACTGTACCACTAGCATTTTGGAATGTAATTGTTCTATCTGCTGTAGGATCAACAACCGTTAAAGTCGTTTCATTGCCATCAGCAGTTGCGCCTTCAAATGTTAATGTACCACCCATACTAACATTATTATTGAAATGAGCATTACCACTATGTGAAGCGTCAAATGATAAAGCTGTTATTGTGCTACCACCATCATTTAATTGAATTGCTAAATCGCCATCTTCTTGTGGTAGGTACATATTTGAATGAATACCATTAGATGAAAATCTCATGTATTCTGTTCCACCATCTTTTAATTGAACACCATTTGAACCTGTGTCAGCGTCTAATACAATTTTCCCAGCGGCGTCTAAAGTAATATCATTACTTGAGTCTATTTCTTCTATTACTGGAGTTGTAAGTGTCTTATTCGTTAATGTTTGAGTGCTTGTTAATAATGTAATAGCACTTGTATTAGATAAGTCAGTTGAAGCGATTGTGATATTTGCACTACCATCAAATGATTGACCAGCAATTGTTCTAGCATTTGCTAAAGTAGTTGCTGTATCAGCATTACCTGTGACATCACCAACAAAACCTGAAGCAGTTACGGTAGAATTAAATGTAGCTGCACCTGCATTTCCTATTTGAATATCTAATGCAGTAATCGTGCTACCACCATCGTTACCTGTAATTTTAAAGTTTTTACCTTCCTGAGGAACATAAAAATTAGGTCCTCCACCATCCATTGAAAGTCTTATAACTTCACTTCCACCGTCTTTTATTTGAATATTAGTACCATCAGCGTCTAATATAATATCACCAGAAACGTCAAGTGTGAAATTACCTGTTCTAGTTATAGTATCTATTTCAGGACTTGTTAATGTTTTATTCGTTAATGTTTGAGTGCTTGTTAATAATGTAATAGCACTTGTGTTAGATAAATCAGTTGACGCAATTGTAATATTACCTGTACCATCAAATGATTGTCCTGCAATCGTTCTAGCATTTGCTAAAGCAGTTGCTGTGTCAGCGTTACCTGTTACATTACCTGTTACGTTTCCTTCTAAATTTGCAACAAGTGTACCAGTTGTGATTGTTAAGTCACCTGTTGAAGCACCAGTAAATGTACCAGTACCAACTATAAACTTATCTGTACTTTCATCCCAACCTACAAAAGCATTATCAGAGTCACCTCTTTCAAATACAAGACCCATGTCATTACCAGGAGTACCTGTAGTGCCATTACCTAATTCTATTAGTCTATCTGTAATTGTTGAGTTAGTAGTTGCAAGTGTTGTAGTAGTACCATTTACAGTTAAGTTTCCTGTAATTACAGCATTACCACCAACAGTTACGTTACTATTAAATGAAGCTGCACCAGCTTCTGACATATCTAAAGTAAGAGCAGTTATTTGTGATCCACCATCATTACCTCTAAATAATATATCTTTATCTTGGACTATACTTCTTATATGAACATCACTTGAACTATTTGATATTTTTAAGAATGATGTATCGTCATCTAAAAATTCTATGTCGGCACCACCAGCGTCAAGTTGAATATCTCCAACAGCGTCTATTTTAAAACCGCCTGTTGCGTCTATTTCTGCAATTACAGGAGTTGTAAGTGTTTTATTAGTTAATGTCTGTGAAGCAGTTAATAATGCGATTGCAGCTGTATTAGATAAATCTGTACTAGCAATTGTAATATTGCCTGTACCATCAAAACTTTGTCCTGCGATTGTTCTAGCAGTTTCTAATGCAGTTGCTGTAGCAGCGTTACCAGTTGTTGATCCTGAACTGCCTGATACGTTACCTGTTACGTTACCAACAAAACCTGAAGCAGTTACAGTAGAGTTAAATGTAGCCGCACCAGCGCCTGACATATCTAAAGTTAATGCTGTGATTACTGATCCACCATCGTTACCTTTAAAGATTAAATCTTTATCTTGTACATCTGTTTCTATTGTTACACTTTGAGATGAGTTACCAATCACAAGTAGTTTAGATCCTTGAGATGAGAAGTTTGTTATGGTTGTGCTTGAACTTGTTATATTTGCATGATTACCAGCAATATTAATTGCACCACCAGAGTTTATGTTTAGTACACTTGAACCATCGCCATTAATATTTTCATCTGCTGTTCCAAATTTTATTTTTTTATTTGCACCTAATATAATTTCATCATTAAATGTGGCTGCACCTGCAGCTGACATATCTAAAGTTAATGCTGTGATAGCAGAACTATTATCTACACCTTGAAATATAATGTCTTTATCATTTACTTCACTTTTTAAAACAACATCTTGCGATACATTATTAAGTGAAAAAATTGATGCCCCAGCATCCTTAAAGTAAATATTACCACCGTCAGCGTCTAAACTAATATCACCAACAGCGTCTAAAGTAAAGTCGCCTGTTGCGTCTATCTCAGCAATTACTGGTGTTGTTAATGTCTTATTAGTTAAAGTTTGTGATCCTGTTAGTGTTGCAACAGTTGAGTCAATAGCAAGTGTTACAGCATTACCTGTTGCACTTGAATCTATACCAGTACCACCTGTAACTGTTAAAGTTTCACTATCTAAATCTATTGCGATTGTGCCACTATCTGTAGTAACATCTAAATCTTCTGCTGTAATTTGAGCGTCAACATATGCTTTAATAGATTGTTGAGTTGCAAGTTGCGTAGCACTATCTGAAGCCATATTGTCTTCATCTAGTATAGCAGAACCTGAAACAGCAGTATTTAATACAGGACTTGTTAAAGTTTTATTTGTAAGAGTTTTTGTTGTACCAGAAAATAAAGTATCTAATTGAGAAAGTAATACTCTACCTTCAGTACCACCATCAGATAATAATATCTTATCACCTACTGCTAATGTAGCACTTTCTAAATCTGTTGCGTTGTCAATATTAACAATCGCCTCAACAGCACCAAATTCTATTGCGTTACCAGCACCATTAACTTTTAAAACCTGTCCTGCAGAACCTATAGATAAAGAGGCACCTAAACCACCATGTGTTAAAGGTACAAATTCGCCTGATTGATATTCTGCTAATCCTGTTACGTTTGATCCCGAAAAGGTTGCTCGTACTGGCGTTTTAGAACTCATTTATTATATCTCCGAAATCTCAGGCATATGTCCTGGTCTTACTGTTGTTACTGCTGTACCACTTGCATTTGTAAATGGTAGATAATATGATTGCGATACGACATTATCTAAAAAACCATTGATAGTTGTTATATCTTTGTTGTTCACTAATGAAATTGTTGTAGTGGAAGCGTCTGTTTTAGTAAAAGGAACTACTTTACCAACATTATGTTGATATTCATTTACCCAAGCACTACCATTGTAGATAAGATATTGTGAAGCTGCCGAGTTAGAAATTGTTACATCTGATAAAGATGATAATGTACCTGAAGAAGCACCACCTATTTCTTTAATAGTACCACTATCATTAATATAAAATTTTTGTGCCGAGGTATCAATTGCAACCTCACGAGCCTCAATATCACTTGTAGTAGGTGCACCTGTTCCTGTCTTTAACTTAATAACTGTCGCCATTATATCTCTCTATATAAAACGATTAGTAAGTTCCGCCGTCAATATCGCCGTATGTTACGTTACTACCGTTTGATTGTAAAATTTTACCACTTGCCCCTAATGATAATGCAGCCAATGTGTTAGCACCACTTGCACGAATTATATCACCAGTTGAGTAAGAAGTTAATCCTGTACCACCCTTTGTAGCACCGATTGCAGTCGCATTCCATGTACCAGTTGCAATTGTTCCTAAAGTAGTGATTGATGTTTGACCAGGATAAGTTGTTTTAATTTGTAATGCGTCTGAAGATATTTCAATAGTAGAATCATCTACAGCAACGTCTAACTGATTACCTGTTTTAGTTAAGGCAGCACCAGCAGATATTTGACCAGCACCAGAGAATTGTTCAACCGTTATATCAGTTGTTCCTAGTGTAGGTGTACCATTGTGTGTGAATACATAACCATTGTCAGCATTTGCAGTACCTTGTTCAACGAATACGAAAGCACCACCAGTTATCTCAGCAGCAGCGTCAGCGTCTGGCGTTCTTGTTAATACGTATGCAGTTGAACCATCACCAACCGTTGTAATTAAATATAAACCATTTTCAGTTGCGTCTGTCTGATTTTTTAATAATACTCTATCACTTGCAGATGGTGTAACACCGTCTATAGATATAGCACCGTTTGATCCTGCAGTTATAGTACCAGCACCGTTATTGTATGTACCAGCAACGTTTGCTGTTGAAGCTAATTTAACAGAAGCCTTAACATCTAAACCATTTGCAACACTATCAACATATGCTTTTGTAGCAGCGTCTTGTGCTGAAGATGGATCAGTTACGTTTACTATTCTACTTGTATTAACATCAACCGTACCAGAACCTTTAGGATCAAGTATTAGGTTAACGTTTGTATCAGTACCTGTAGCACCTATTTTAACACCATCACCTGTAGCAGAGTTTGTAACTTCTACAAAGTTTACAGCGTTTGCAGTCTGTTGAAATTTAATCTGTTCATTACCACTTGCGTCAGCAATAAAGCCATCGTCAGCAAATCTAGGTGTAGTTAATGTAGGACTTGTTAGTGTTTTGTTTGTTAAAGTCTGTGATGTTGATAAATCAACAGTTGTACCTGTGTCAATTGCAACCGTTAATGTTGTTCCTGTAGCAGATGTATTAATACCAGTTCCACCAGCAATCGTTAATGTTTCTGAATCTAAATCAACATCAATTGTTCCAGAGTCAGACGTAACGTCCATGTCTTGTGCCGTTAATTGCGAGTCAACATATGCTTTGATTGATTGTTGAGTTGCAAGTGCTGTAGCACTATTACTTGCCATATTGTCTTCATCAGCAATAGCAGTAATACCATCTAATAAATTTAATTCAGTAGCAGTAGAAGTTATAGCAGCTAATTTTGTAAAGTCTGCCTGTACTAATCCAGAAACACCATCTAGTAAGTTTAACTCTGTGGCAGTAGCAGTTAATGCTACGTCTTCGTTTATCTTAGGAGATGTTAATGTTTTGTTTGTAAGTGTTTGTGCTGTTGATAAATCAACTACCGTACCAGTATTAATAGCAAAAGTAATTTCGTTATCAGAAACGGTTGTGTCAATACCAGTACCACCAGTAAACGTTAAAGTTTGACCTGTTGTAAATGTATCGTTTGAACCACTATCAGCAGCAAGTGTAAATGAACTTGACGCTGGAGCAGCAAATGAAAGATTACCAGAACCGTCTGTAGTTAATAAGTGGCCATTTGAACCGTCTGCACTAGGTAAAGTAAATGTAACTGAACTTCCTACACTATTGGGAGCTTTAAGTGCTATGAAGTGGGCACCGTTATTGGTACCTTCGTTTAATTTAATAGTACCACCAGTTGTGGCATTATTACCTATTAATAATTCGTCTATTCTCTTACTAGAATCTACAATTACAGCAGATGAAGCTGTTAGTGTACCATGTGCGTGATCTAATAAAAGTTTGTAATATTGACCGCCAATTTCTATTGCGGCGTTTGATGTTGATGTATGATCTCCAATGAATAATCGTAGACCATTACCACCAGCGCCTGTACTGGCTGATGATGTATCGTAAACGTAAGCAAGTTCCCCTTGCTCTAAACCTGAAGGTGCCGAAGAACCTGTGGTTCGTTTAATCTTTATAATTGTTGCCATTTAATTCTCCCTATTAAAATGTGCCACCGTTTAATATTAAATTTCCACTTTCAGTTTTTATTTCATTTCTTGTTACAAATTTTTTACTATTATCATCATATTGAATCATTGCACCATCGTTTAGCGTAGCCGCATTTACGTCACTTAAACCAGTAAGTTTATTTACATTACTTTGTAATTGACTGACCGATGGTGATGTGACCGATACGTTATTCGGTCCTGTTGAGTTACTATTAATCGTAGCTGTAGTATTAGTACCTGTACTATATGTAGCAGTAATATCGTTTGACATTTTTACCTTTTTAAATAATGTTTAATTACAATATTTATAATAATAAGGTATCTAAATCAAGTACAATTATGTAATTTCAACTACTTTTTATCTGTATCAGCGCCAGTTGTAGATGAATTAGGTTCTGGTTTTTTGATTTCAATACCTAATTCGTTTGCGATGGCATTATCATAGTGAGCCTGAAGAATTGCAATCTTTTCTAACTCTAAAGAAAGTTTGATTTTAGTTGCTTGCAAATCTTGTCTTACTATAATAGAATTGTAAGTTTTAGTTGACAATTCACTTTTTTTATAGTCTTTTCCGTCTATAGTAAAAGTTGGTTCTGTCGCAGGTGCTGTTGTTGAGTTGATGTTTTCACTACTCATGTTATATTTCTCCTTGTTATTATACGTTAGGTCTAACAGTCATTAGACCCTCAATTACTCTTGTTACTGTTCCTGAAGAATCTGTTATATCCATATCAAATACATATCTTGCAGGAGCTTCTAAAGCTGCTGTTTGTGTTGCAGTTAATGACATAGTGACATCTCCCGTTGTTCTATCAGTTGCAAAAGCTATAGTTAATGCTGTACGTGTTCTTGTACTTGCATATCCTAGAGCCATATTTGCAGTTGCTGTATAACCAGTTAAATCTAACGGATTTCCCGTACTATCTTTAACCGTTACAGTTGAACTGAAGGTAGTTCCTTGATCTATGTTAAAATTTGCTACAGCTGCCATACTACTATTTATACAACTATTTTGACTTTGTATTAAATACTTTTATTGTTTCTGAATAGGGTAAACTTGTTATTTTTAAACCATCTTCCGTTCCCCAACCAAATTTTTCATTATTACGAACATTATCAAAATATATTTCTGTATTTTGTTGATAGTATTCTATTTCTTTTGGTATGTTATTTGTAAAATAATCTACTAGTGTATTAAATTTACCTATCTTCCAATCAAACGTTCCTATTTCAAATTCACCAGAAGGTCTACAATTAAATTCTTGGAAATGTAATTTGCCAGTCTTTCTTTCTTTAGAAAATTCTGTAATCCCTATCCTGTTTCTAACACTTATATGTTCTTTTAATTTTGTAAAAAAACTCTCTATTAAAGCAATTTCTTCTTTTGGAAAATCAACAAATGGATATTGATATAGATATGGAACATTATTAGGTACAATAAAACCATCCCCAAATTTACCTATACTATGATTATATATATGATACTCACCATCATTATCAATTATAAAGTGTTGCATGATTTCATAATCATAATCAATATATCTTTGTATAAAATCATTTGGTTGTACTATATGATTTTTTTTAGCGTCAACAATTTTATAACCAGTACCACCACCAGAATTACCTAAATCTGTTTTTACTATAATTTTATCATCAGGACCTCCTTCATCTAAAGTAGGTATACCCATCAATTTACATACTCGGTCTTGTTCTTTTTTAGATACAAAAAACTTTAAAGCCCTTTCATCAAATTGTGTTTTAGGTTTCCAATATTTCATAAGTTCATATTCTAATTTAACTGATGGTTCCTCATCTCTAAAATTGATAATATATTCAGGTACAAAATCTATATTTTTTATATAATATTGAGGATCAAGTAATTGTTCTTTTGGAAGAAATGTAGTGTATGGTTTTAATTTTGGACTTATATTAAAATGACTATTCTTATGTTCTTCAAACATCTTAAAATTAATGCCGTACTTTAAACAAAACTCTACTAGAGTTTCAGTTTTTCTACGAGCATTTAATATAAGAATATTTTTAGGTAAAAGTTTTCTATCTATATTGTCTGCAAATAACATTACAAATCCTTAACATTATAAATCTTCTAATGGATGGTGGGACAATAATTCAAGTCCATTTTCACCAACATAAAATTGTTGTTCTAATTTAACACCTTCTTTACCACCAACTTCACCTACATATGCCTCAACTGAAATAGTCATATCTTTTTTAAATTGTTCACTTTGTTCACCACCGTCTGTATTCCATTTAATAAATGGCCATTCATCACAAAGACCAGTGCCATGAACTATGGCAGGATAACGATTACCATAATAAGGTTCTGGAAGTTTATAACATTTAGATAAAAACTCTTTAAATGATAAACCAGGTTTAATCAATTCGGAATTGTGATTTATTTGTTCAATAGCAATTGAATATAATTTTTTTTGATCATCATTAAACTTGTGACCCTCAACGAAAGCTCTGGAAAAATCAGCCAAGTATCCATAAGACGCAACCGTATCTGTATCAAAGGTTACTATTTCTCCTTTTTCAATAACTTTGTGACTACATTCTTGCATCCAAGGATTTGTTCTATGACCTGAAGCTAATAATCTGCCTTCTATCCATTCACCACCATATTCAATATTTGTTTTATGTAAAATTGACCATAACTGATTTTCTGTCATGCCAGCTCTTAATTCTTCTCTCATTCTTGTAACACCAATTTCTACAACTTTCACTGCTTCTTTAATACATTTTAGTTCCTCTGGTGATTTAATAACTCTAGCTTGTTCAAGTACTGATTTGGCGTCAACTACTTCAATACCTTCTTTATTCAATGCTGTAACAGCAGGTCCATTAATTACATCAATTGCGACTTTTTTACTTTTAAAATATTTTGATAAATCTTTTACATCATTAACCCATTTTTTTAATTCTTTTTCTGCCTGATCTCCATGACTAAAATAATCCCATGTGATTGCAGGTCTTATTTCGTCAATTAGATTTAAATGTTTAGCGTTATTTTCACAACCAAAAAACTCATACAGAATTACTGGTCCATTTACTGGTATAAAACAATATCTTGTTAAATTATGCAAATTGTAAACACTCATATTAGTTGTATCTAAAGCATATCTAACATTAACTGGATCAAACAATATACAGGCTTCTATATTTTGTTTTTCTAGCTCTTTTTTTACTCTATCTAATCTGTATGTTCTTAACTTGGAAAAGTCTATATTTTGGTCTAAAATCATATAGTTATTTAGTTAATAAATAGTGTAACTAATTGACGGATACGTTAAAATATGATATAATATGATATGAAAAATGTAAATATAGTATGTACAAGTAAGCCTGGTGATGGCCTTCTACATTATAGTTATGAGCATTGTTGTTTTCTAAATGATTTAGGTGTAAAAACAAAACTGATAATCATAAGAGACCATAGATTTTCTGAACAATCTTATATCAATGCTCTAAATGAATGTTATGTCAAATATGAAAATGTAGTATTTGATCTTTACACACCTACGTCAAATGATATAACATTGATTATGGGTAGAAGTCAAATAACTTTAGCATACTTAAATAAACATACTTACAATAATGATCAACTTCTAACTTTACATTTATTGTTTAGTGGTAATCTTATATCTGTATATTCTGAAAATCATGTTAGAGAATATCCTATTGCGTTACAATATTTCAAACCTAAAAAAGTTTACGATTTATGTGACCATGATGTATATGTCAATGGTGTAGGAGAACAATTTGAAAAGATAATTAACTTTAGTATATACAAACCTGTAAAAGAAGATATACAATTTAAGTATTTGTTTTTAGGCACAAATGAAATATACTATAGAGAAGTAGAAAAACACATACACAATTATTCCGATCATGGTATTATAACTTACAATGACAAATTTATAAACCCTAAACTAAACAATCTAATAGTGCCAATTACAAATATACTAGGTAAATTTGAAACATATGTTTACACAAAACCTAACTTTGATCCTGCACCTAGACTATTCATGGAATTTAGATGGCTCAAAAAAGAGGTCATTTATTTAAGGGATAAATATAAGCAAGATGGCGGAACGGTTTATTGGAATAGACCTGTTATCTGCCTAACACAAAGTAAAGATAAGTTAAAAAATTTATTGAAATTGATATGAGCAATAAAACACAAAAAGAGTTAGATATAACTAAAGATATACAATATTTTATGAATAGAAAATCATTAAATATTGACATTGGTTTTAGGTGCCCACTTGAATGTCCTAGATGTCAAAGACAAAGACAATGGCGTAACAATGGTCTTAAAGTACCAGGACGTGATCTTACTTTAGAAGAAATAGATAAAATATCTGACTTCTATAATGACTTTAGATTTTGTGGTCAGTTATCTGATCCTGTTCATCACCCTAAATTTTCAAAGATATTAGAAATGTTACGTAAGAAAAATGTAAGATGTGAAATACATAACGCAGCCTCAGCTAAATCTAAAGAATATTATATAAAATGTTTCAAAGCAAATCCAGACGCTGAATGGATATTTGGTATAGATGGTCTGCCTGAAGAAAGTCATATGTATCGTGTAAACCAAGACGGTGAAAAACTATTTAATATAATGGTAGAGAGTAAAAAATATTTAAAAAATAAACCGATCTGGCAATACATTGTGTTTAGTTATAATGAAACTCATATAGAACAAGCAAAAAAATTAGCAAAAGAAGTTGATGTACCATTTATGTTAATACAATCATCACGTTGGGAAGGTGATGACGACCCATTGAAACCAAAAAATAAAGAGGTAGCACTTAATGCCCTATGATAAAAAAATAATATTGGAACCTAGATGTATGCCAAAACATGGTTCAATAGAATATCGCATGTCGCCTGCTATGACAAATAGAGGAGAACTAATACCTTGTTGTTGGATGGATCAAGCAAAAGCATTGAAACATCCTATTATGAAACAGATGTTAAAAGTTAGTAAAGTAAGTGATTATAATAGTATTGAAGAAATATTATTAACAAAAGAATGGCAACAGTTTGCAAAAGATTTAGCAGAAAAAAATATTGATAAAGTCGTACCTGTCTGTATTACTCATTGTAAAAAAAGAACAGGTAGAGATAGAACAAAAATAGAAGAAATAGATGGTGTACCATCAACTGGAGGAAACCAAAAATAAAATTAATGAAAAAAATATTATTAGTTGGTGGTTGTAGTTATTCAAACGATAGATTTAGATCAGTACATCATCCAGATTTAGATGTTAGTTGGCCTAAATGGCCACAATTACTTGCTGAAAAGTTAGATATGCAACTTGTAAATTTAAGTGAGTCGGGTGCAGGACAAGAATATATCTATAGTAATATAATTGATAAATTACAAACTATTGATCACTCTAAAATAGGTTTAGTTATCGCAGCTTGGAGTACAGCACCTAGACGTGACTATCAGATAGAAAGTTTATATTTAAAAAATAGAAAATGGACGTATAATGAGAATGATATGATTCAAAAGATTAAATGGACAAATGATATGTATGATTCAAAAGGTTGTATGTATTACTGGATAGATAGATCATTAAGATATTATTATAGTCTTCAGATGGTTTGTGAAAATTTAAAATTACCTTATAAACAGTTTCAAATGATAGACTTGTTTAAAGGTTATCTATGGCAAGAACTAATTAGAAGAAGAACAAAAGACTGGCCAGAAGATGAAACTAAACAAGTACCTATATTAAACAAGGCTGCTGATCTTACAAAAGAAGAAAAACATTGGAAAGAAACACAAGAAAAGAAATACTTGGCACAAATACATAATAGTCCATACTACGAAATTATTAATAATAACTTTATAGGTTGGCCTACAGATAAAAGATTGATGGGTTTTAATATAAGTGAAAAGGCAATAGAATCAAATACAGACAGAATATCAAGTTTAGATTTACACCCTAATAAACAAGGACAAGAAAAACTAGCGAGGTTTATATATGACAGGTTGGGATAGAGATTTTAGAGAAAACAAAGTTGATTATCTACAACTTTTTGAAAAGTCAATGCAAAAAGAACAAGAAGCAAACGTTGAGTTTTTAGAAGACAAACTTAAATTACTCACAGGCAGAAAATATGTTGTTGCATGTAGTAACGGCACAGACGCATTACATTTTGCTTTAAGAAGTTTAGGCATAAGAAAAGGTGATGAGGTATTAGTACCACAATTCTCATGGATATCTACAGCGTCTTGTGTATCTATGGTCGGTGCAACACCTGTATTTTGTGAGATTGAAGTGCTGTCTTATCATATGTCGTTAGATAGTATTAAACGTATGTATTCAGACAAAGTAAGAGCAATTGTTTATCCACATCTATTTGGTAACATGTCAGATACAAAAGAGATATTAGAATTTTGTAAAGAAAAGAATATTGCATTTATTGAAGACGCAGCTCAATCATTAGGTGCAAGTCTAAATGGTGTTAAGGCAGGATCAATAGGTGACATATCAACATTAAGTTTCAATGCAAACAAAGTTGTTGCTGGGATTGCAGGTGGCGGCGCTATCTGTACAGATGACAAAGAAAAAGCAGAGATGTTTAAGAAGTTAAGAAAACATGGTGAGCGTGAGATGTTAGGTTATAACTCTAAAATGTTATTAATAAATGCTGAGTTTATTAATTTTAGATTAAATAAGATGAAAGAATGGCAATCTAAAAGACAAGAAATTGCTAAAATGTATGATGAACAATTACAAGAATATGTTACAATACAACCTACAACAAACGGTTTAGATCATAACTATCACAAATATGTAATCAGATTACAGAATAAAAAAGTTAGAGATAATCTTAAAAAAGTATTAGACGCAAAAGTACATTATGATCTACCTTTATCTGAAAACAAAATGTATAGAGAAATAGAACATAGAGCAGATGATATGTTTATAAGCAAAATAGTTTGTGATACTATATTGTCTTTACCTATACACCCATGGATGACTAAACAAGAAGTAAATAAAATTATTAATACAATTATCATTACATTAGAACATAAGAAAGATCAATTTGTAGAAGATATGAAAAAGATATTAGGCGATGATCTGTTTGATAAAAATCTTTTAAATGAAACTACTGAACCTATCTATGATTATATTGTAGAGAAGATATATCAAACACCAGGTTATTTAGAAGAAGAACCATTTAAAAATAAAAGAAAGTTAAAAATAGCATTTAATAAGTTTTATGAAAACACTATCTGAAATACAAGAAAATTATTTAGCCATAGACTTCTTTATGTCAATGTCATGTAATAAAGATTGTCATTATTGTACATCTTATACTTTAGAGATGAGAAACTTAACAGTTGATATGGATTTCTTAAAACAAACATTACACTATTTAAGAAATTATAAAATACGTGTTTGTTTACTAGGTGGTGAACCTGGTCTAATAAAAAATTTAGATGATGTGATTGCTGAAGTTAAAAAGAATCCTAATCATGTGTGTTCGGTACTATCAAACTCTTTTGTACGTAAAAGATATCCACATATACTAAAAGATCCTGAAATACTTTATGTTGAACATAACATATTAGATTTTTACGAAGACGGTATCAAAAAACTTGGTAGTTTAGATTTACTACCACCTTATGGTTTCATAAAAGAAAATGATTATAATAATTTCAATCTATGTGTAAAGACACCTAACTTTTTTAAATATAAACATCTGTTTCCTGAAGAAATGAAACAGTTAGATCACAAGAATACAATGTGGAAATCATTTAATGGTAGAACACCTAACAAAGATGATATATTAGAAGTACATACTCAAGCAGCTGAAATAGATCGTAAGATGTGTGCAGCCTTTCCTATGGTACCTGTTATTGATTTTGAGAAAAGGCATATAGTACATTGTAGTAAAAAGTTTGCTAACAATTCTATTGTTTCAAAGAACTTTGAGATTACACAAGAAAATATAGACAAGATGATGAATTTTAGATTATTTAAATATGAGAATTATTGTAAAACATGTATGGAATGGGTTGAACCTCAAGGTCATTTTCCTATGAGAAAATATGCGAGGTTATTAAATGCATAAAATATTTGCAGTTGCATTAAATCTACACGACCACAATACATATGATGGTGTCTTTCATAATCAAAGAGAAAGATTTACTAGATTTAAACATAATCTACCTTATCATGCTGAGGCATATGACCATCAATCAGATATATTAAACCCTGGCGACTATAGATTAAATGATGAGTTTGTAAAAGAGTATTGGAAAAAAACAGATGACGTATTAGCATTTACATATACGTATGGTGGTATTAGAATGTGTAGAGATATGTTACCACAAGATGTATTTGATTATGAACCAAAGAAACTATGGGATCATTATTATAAAAATGGCATTTATTTTATAGATCATCATCAATCACACGCCGCATATGCTTTTCTTAATTCAGGTTATGAAAAATCTGATATACTTGCGATTGATGGTATAGGTTCAAAATATAGATGTGTCTTCTTTGATAAAGATGAAAACTTAATTGATCTATCAGATAAGTTACCTATCGGTTGGTTATGGAATCATATGTCTAACTTAACAGGTTTTGGCACACTAGGTGCTAGTAAGTTAATGGGTAAAGTTGGGTATGGTAAATATAGTGAATACTATTACAATATATTTGAAACTATACTTGATGGTCCTATTACTGAAAAGAAACAAAAACATTTTCAACATATTAAGATAGATAACATAGATGATTTAGCACATACACTACAAAAATTTACAATAGATAAAATAAAAGAATTTGTCTATCCGTTAAAGAGTTGTGATAACTTATGTATTGCAGGTGGTGTTGCTTACAATGGTTATATGAATGAAGAATTTACAAAACATTATGAGAATGTATTTGTACCACCTGCTGTAGGTGATGAAGGTCAAGCAGTAGGTACGTATATGCATGCCGATTGTGTTATCAATAATAATATACATAAATCAGAAACATTTGCTGGTATAGAATACGAACATAATGTAGGTGAAGACGCTGACTATAAAAAAATTGCACAAGAAATTGCTGATGGTAAGATAGTCGGGTGGTTTCAAGGTAAATCTGAAAGTGGTAATCGTGCTTTAGGTAATAGATCAATACTTGCAGACCCACGTAATCCTGATATAAAAGATATTATCAATCATACAATAAAGATGAGAGAAGACTTTAGACCATTTGCACCTGCTGTATTAGAAGAACACTACAAAGAATACTTTGATACAAGATTACCTAGTCCTTATATGAGTAGAATATGTAAAGTTAAAACAGATAAGGTGCCTGGCATTACTCACGTTGATAATACAGCAAGAATACAAACGGTCAATAAACAATTTAATGAAAAGTTTTACAATATTATTAATGAATTTTATAAGATAACAGGCATACCAATGTTATTGAATACAAGTTTTAACTGTAGAGAACCTATAGTTGAGAGTCCTAAACAAGCGATAAATACTTTTAATAGAACGGCCTTAGATATATTAATAATTAATGATAAGGTGATATGTAAAACCTGAAATGGAGGAAATTTAAAATGAATATAGAAAAAGTAATAAATCAAGTAATCACTCCTGAAATGGATGAGATTATACAAAAACAAGAATTGATAGGTATGAGAATAAGTGGAGGTATTGACTCTGCATTTATGACCTATCTTATGATGAGTAAATACCCTAATAAGAAATTATTACCTGTTACAATGTTTAATAAGTTAAGACCTGCAGCTATGGACGCAGTATTAAATGTTGAAAGTAAATTAAGAGAACTATTACCTGATAGCACATTGTTAGAAGCTGAAGTAGCATTTTTTGATACATCTAATTGGAAAAAAACTAAAGAGATGATAGAAGAATTTGAAAAGACAGGAAAAAAATATAATCCTAAAGATGTATTTCAACAACAATGGTACGAAGATATATTTAAAAAATATCCTGAACTAAACGTATATATGTCTGGTGAAACTCTAAACCCACCTATAGAAGAACAGCCTAATATAATTACAGATAGCTTTAGTGGTTTTCCTAATGATAGAAACTTCAAAAGGAATCTAGTATCAAAAAGAGAAAAGAAAATGATTGACGGAAAACTTTTTTATTATGATACTCACAAATATGAAATAAGACCATTTCGTAATATGAATAAAAAAGAAGTTGCAGGTTTAGTAAAAGAACTTGGTTTAGACAAAACTTTATTTCCTGTAACTGAAACTTGCGAAACAGAAATCTTTGTGTATAAAAATATGACTAGAGATTTTAATTTGTCTTATACAAAACCTGGTGCAGAACCTTGTAAAAGATGTTGGCCTTGTAGAGAAAAATATTGGGCATATGGATACTATGACTTTAATAATACAGAAACGGTTCCTGAATATAAGTTATAATGATTGATCTACAACTCTTTAAAAACATAATCAAAGAAGGCAGACACAATACCGATTTGTTAGACTCGTATAGTCCTAATCAGTTTAAGACTAAACAAAAATTAGAAGATATGATACACAATCATGTTGATATTAATTCTAAATCTGATATAGTTATCTTTGGTTGTTGGTATGGTAGTATATTGATACCAATGTTTAAAGAAGCTAGAAGAATTACATTGATTGATACAGATGATGTAGTTATGAGAATATCAAAAAATAGATTGTTTAGTCATTACAAAAATGTAAATTTAGATTATGTTATTGATGATGTATTTAATTGGGCACCTACTGCTAAAAGAATAAAGTGGTGCGATTTAATTATTAATACTTCTTGTGAGCATATGCGACCAATGAAAGAATTAAATTTAAATACAAACGCTTATTTTGCTTACACCTCAAATAATATGTTTGATATAAAAGGTCATGTTAATTGTGTAAATAATATAGAGGAATTTAAGAAACAACTACCTGATACAGCAAAAGTTTTAAGCGAAAATGAAGTTACAGATGAAAGAGGAAGTAGATACTTGATAGTAGGTAAATATGAAAAGAGTAATATATAGTTTTTACATTGATATACCAAAAGATGAACTTGATATATTTGATAAGAATATATTGATACCAAATAAATCTGTACCTATAAATTATGTCACAAAGGACGCCTTTAAAGAAAACTATACAAAGTTAGTAGCTTGTAAAAAATGGTATGCAAAACAATTGGGCGTAGATTTTAAAATGTTTGAGTATGATGTAGATTTTATCTTATACAAAGAAAATATGCAAAGAAAGTATCCATATATTACAGCATATAATGTAGTAAATTTTTATAAGATACATTTATTTTGCGAACTTGCTAAACAATATGATGAAGTGCTTTATTTAGATTTTGATGTAGTACCTATGCATGCTGAAAACTTCTTTGAGGCATGGGATTTATCAAAAGGTATTGGGATACAACACAATACACATAAAGTTATTCCTATGGATGATGTAACTGAAAGATCACAAACTATTCGTAGTCCGACAGCAAAGTATTATAATGCTCAAGCAATGTTATTAGATAGAGGTTTAAATCCTAAACATCATGTAGTAAATACAGGTATTATTGGTGCAAGTAAAGAACATATACAGAAACTAAAATATTTTGATAACTTTGATTCTGATATGACAGAAATGAGCAGACTAACTAAAGGCCATGATATATATCCTAAAAAGATTACAGACTTTTTTGGTTGGGATAATGAAACATTGTTTGCAGTTAAGATAGCAGAAAATGATGTACCAATACAATGGTTAAATCAAAAATGGCATTACTTCTTTTCTGATCAAGGTTTTGTACCTAAATCAGTTGTGCTATGTCATGCTATCAATAAAAAATTTGATGTTGTTTGGAGAGCATATAATAATGCTTAAAATATGTACGGTATATTTTGAGGGTCTATATCACCCTAATGCAGTTTCAAAATTATACAGATCGCTAAAAGAAAATAGTACTGTACCTTTTGAATTTATTTGTCTTGCAGATAGAGGTGTGGATGCTGATGTTGTTTTACCTTATAACTATCATAGTAACATTAAAAAACATTGGCATAAATTAAAGTTTTTTAGTAATCAATTTGCATATCAAAATCCTGGTGATGATATAATTATTATGGATATTGATCAACAGATTGTAGGTAATGTTGATGAGATATTAAACTATTCTGTAGAAGAAGGAGAGTTACTTACATATGATAGTTGGTGGAATGTTAAAACAAATAAATTTGCTGATAGAGTTATAATACCTATTAATGGTGGTTTTTATAAGTTTAAGTCAGGTAGTTTTAATTATATATGGGACGACTTCTCATTAAATCCAGAATACTGGCAATTACACTACTATAATAAAGGTGATGTTCATTACAAATATTACGGCGAACAAAACTATGTCTATTGGAAACTAGATGAACATAAAGCAAATATTAAGTATCTGCCAGGTGAGTGGGTTGTAAAATATACAAATGAAGATAGACAAAACGTAGAACTAAATAAAATGTATGCTAAAAAGTTTAATACAGATTATATGATACTAGGTGACTCACACGAAAATATAAAAATAATACACTATTTGGGACCAAGAAATGGAAAAGATATTTAAAGATAAAAAAATGGCAGCTGTTACAAACAGTATGCCTGGCAATGTAGATACTTCAGACTGGTTTAAAAGTTTATCTGAAACTGGTAAAGAAAGAAAACAAGACAAAAACTCTATTATGAATAGAGCAAAAGATAAAAGAAGTTGGTTCTGTGTTCATCCTTTTGCTGAAATGTTTATAGAACTAGATGGTTCTTATAAGGCATGTTGTCTTGCAGGTAAAAGTGATAAACATACTATAAACAATACACCTATAAAAACATGGATGGAAGATAGTGATTATCTAAAAAATTTAAGAAAAGAAATGTTAGATCCTGCAAAACATGGTACTAAAGCAATTAATGAACATTGTATAAGATGTGTTAAAGATGAAACAAGATATGGTAAATCTCGTAGAACACACCACATGTGGCGAGAGTCAAATAGTAAAGAACGTTGGGATAGAATCGAAAGAAACGTTAGAATGTATGAGCAGTCAGGTCAATGGACATTTGACGAAAGAATAATGCAAATACAATTGAAGTCTTTTGGTATTGAATGTAATTTAGATTGTCATATGTGTAACCATGATAGCTCATCTATGCGTATTGATATGATGGATAAACATGGTGTTTATAGTGAAAAAATGTTTGGCACAATGAAAAATACTAAACGTAAAATTAAACTTGTTGAAGATAATCTAAACAAGATAGATAGAAAATCAGTTGTAGATCAAATAAAAGAACTTGCACCTTATCTTAATAGTATAAAAATTATAGGTGGTGAGCCACTCATAATGAAAAAGTATTTTGATTTTTTAACTGAAATAGTTAAGACAGGTCACGCACCTTATATAACAGTTAAGTTTCAAACTAATCTTACAAAACTAGGCGAAGGCAAACATAAATTTATTGACTTTATACCACAGTTTAAACAAGTTTCATTTACTGCCTCTATTGATGGTATTAATGAAAACGCTGAGTATTTAAGAAGAAGATCAAACTGGAAAGAAATAGAAGAAAATATTGATTTATTAAATGCTGACAAGTACAAAGGTAAAGCATATGTTGATGTAAATTCTGTTGTTACTTGTTTTAGTGTATTACGTTTTGATGAAGTAATTAAATATTGTGCTAAGAATCCTGGTATAAGAAGTGCTGGTTGGTTGATGATTGAAAGACCTAAATCATTAAGAGTAAATAACTTACCTAAAAAATTAAAAGATCAACTTATACCAAAGTATGAGGGTTGGCCTGATATTCAAGCTGCACTACGAATGCCTGAAGAACCAGACAATGATTTTCAGGATACATTAAATTATATGTTACAACAGGATAAAGCATATGAAGGAACAAAATGGGAATCACATTTATTTGATACATTCCCAGAACTGAAGGAATATTATGACGGCTCCTATCCAAACAATAGCTAATATAGAACAAGAAAAAGAATATATAAAAAAAATTCAAAAGTGTCAAAGAAATTGGGACTACTCAAAAACTATGCCTAAAGAGCATGTTGATTATCTTTTGTGGATAGCTCAAAATGCACCATCAAAACAACATGAAGCATATTATGATATTCATTATTCAACAGATAGAAAAGTAATAGAAGAACTTTATAAGTGGTCGTGGGGATATACTCATTCAGGTAAACCACCTGCAACGTGGCGTAATCCTCAAATGAACGCTAATATGTTTATGTTATTTGTTATGAAACACCCACCAACAAGTAGAAATTATTTAAATGAGGGTTCTGTTACTCCAACAGATCATCCAGCTAGATGGGAAAATGGATTAGTTGCAGTAGGTACTGCGTTAGGATTAGTTATGAGAGCAGCTGTTGAATTAGGTTATGCAACTGGTTGTAATAAGAATAATAGTCAAGGACCTGATTGTGATTTTAATTGGGAACGCAGAATGGGTCTATATGAAGATATACACATACATAAAAAGAAAAAGATGTTATACGGTGTAGGTATAGGTTATTCGCAAGAAGGAAGACCTAGAAATGAATCAGATGATAACGAACTAGTAATAGGTGCAGCTAATGGGCATAATCTTTCCTTAAAAGATAGAGGCGAAGAACGAGATGTAAGAGGTCGGAAATATAGACAATGTTCTATAGTTGATATATCTAAATCAGATAAAGCAACTGACCCTTATGGTAATGTACATGAGTTACCAGACAAAGCTGTTTTTTATACCATGTCACATCTTCCACGTGAAATTAATATATACGAAATTAAATGAGAATAATTTGTTGTAGATTTGGTGATAAGTTTAGTCAATGGCATGTTGATAACTTAAAACATATGATAGACGAATACTCTGGTCTAAAATACGATAGTTTTGAAGTTATAGAAGATGATCTATATGGCAATTGGTTTAACAAGTTTCAAATGTATGATAGATTTAGAGATGGCGAAAATCTATACTTTGATTTAGATTTAGTTATCTATGATAAATTACCTGATCTTATAAGAAAAGATTTTACACTATTGGATGATACATGGTGGAGAGAACCTGCTCATACACCTTTAAACTCATCTATAGTATCATGGACTGGTGATGTATCTCATATATGGGATAGATTTAAAACAACAGATGAAGCCTTTATAAAAAGATTTACAAAAGGTAGTGATGAATGGTATTATAAATTTATTGATTATAAAACTTATGATAAAGTTTGTCCTTCAATTAAAGATTATCTATATAAACAACCACCTCAATTTAGCGTATGTACTTTAGGTCAAATGCACCATCTACAAGAAAAGGGTTGGACTGGTTGGTATTCTGAATACTTTTTAGACAGGTAATTTTAAATCGTTAAAGTTTTTAACAATATCTATATCAAAACATTTATCTTTTTTGATTTCATTATATAGTGTTGCAAAACCATTTATATTTCTTTCAAGGTCATTGATACCTTTTTGTTCATATTCAATAGTCATAGGTAAATATATTTTAGTTTTAAAACCTGCTTTTGACCAATGATATGCACCAATAGATTTACTTTTATATACGCAACCTGAAGTATTTGTGCCTGTTACAATTATTTGTGTATCTGTTTTATCAATATTAATAAAATCTTTAAGTTTTGATTTTATGTAATCTATAGAATATATTTCATCCCAAGGAACACTATTAGTTCCAGGAATAGGTGTCACAAACGGAAAACCTTTTAATGTTGCCATCTTTTTAAGCTCTAATAATCTTTCATCATTTTGAGGTATTGATGTTGAAAAAATTGCACAATTTGTCTTATCAATAAAACTTGACGATATTATTTCAGTTAATGCTGAATATCTTATATTATCATTATATCTATCTGTAGTCAAAGCAGGATGACCATAAAAATCAATTAATAATATTAGTGTTTTCATATCCACTCAAAAGTTTGTTTTTTCTCTGGTTTTTTTAAACCTGATATTAGATTACGATTTATACGTTTTAGGTGATTATCACTATTCACATTTGATCTTTTGTATCCTAAACTTAAAGCAAGAGTAGGTGGATTTAATTCTTTTTTTAACCATTCATATTTTTCAATTAATTTGCTTGAATTAAGACATGAAGTATAACTTGTACTTAAGCCTTCTTCAATAGCAACATAACTTAATATAACACTAAACATACCAATTTCTACATTAGAAAGATTTTTTTTTAATCTAATACCATCAGCATAAGCTAAACCACGTTTTTTATATGTTTTAGCAAGTTTTGTATTTTCTACAGGTTTTCTAGGTATTAACAATAAAATATAAGGTGCAAAAAGTTGAGAGTTGCCTTTAGCGAAACGATTATTATAAGGAATATTATTATGCTCATAACTCTTAATCTTATCTAATCGGTATTTATTTCTTAAATTAAGATCAGGATATTCAACCTCAGAAGCCAATTCATACATATCCATTTTGATTTCTGTATGTTCGGGACCTAATATCTTAACAGCATAAGGCATGAGATTTTGTTTTGATGGAACAAGCTCATGTGTTTTATATAAGATATTTTCAATAAACTCTTTAGAGGGAATTTTCTCATGGTCAAAAAATCTTGTTTGATGACGAAAATTAAAAGCCTCAAATATTTGCATTTAACCCTCAATGATGTCAATTGCAGCCTTTAATACTTGTATTTTAGTTTTTGCCTGTCTTAACTTTTTCTTACCCTCATTGTTAGATGAGTCATTAATCTCTTTAGTTTCAAAACATGCTAATTTCAATGCAAAGATTTGATCAACATTATCATTGTCTTCAAATAATGCAGTTAAGATTTTAGGATAAAATTTAGTATCAAGTTTTTTGTTTTCAAACTCAAATATAAGACCTTCTTTTTCAGCAATTCTCATAACAGATTTTTCAAACTGCTCTTGTTCAAGTTTGTTTCTTTGATAAGTTGCCTCATGCAATTGATCAATATTCATTTTAGTTTGAAGTGCTACCCATTGATGATGACCTTCTTCGTAAGGTATAATTGTGGTAAATACTTTACTCTTATCTTCGTTAGTTGTTAATACTTCTATGTTTTTTCTTTCTTGGTCAATGAAGTATGCATTGACAAAATGATCTTTTAGATATTCTTCAGTTATCATTACGATTCTCCTTTATGTATTCATATAAATTAACTTGTGGTGTCCAACCAATATTATTTAGTAGGGTATTATCAGCAAGGTTATCTAGTCTTTCGGTGTGTTCTCCCACAACTCTTTCACAATCTATACCAAAGTATTCTATTAACTCTATAAGATTGTTTGTAGTACCAGAACCTATATCTGTAATACCCTTAACGTTTGACTTAATCAAACTATCTATCGCTCTCACTAAATCATCAACATGTATAAAGTCCCTACTATGATTTGTGTTAATGAAAGGAACATCATTTCGTAATATCCTTGGTATTAACATACTTTCTCTAGCATTGGGTCCATATACAGTTGTAAATCTCATACCTACACTATTAGGTGGTGCAATCTGTTCAAGGCTATACTTACTCATGGCATATGGATTTTTCCATGGCTCGTGTGCTGTTGATGAACTTGCGTATAAGATTCTTGTGTCTTTGAAATATTGAAACAGTCTTTGACCTGCAATTACATTTTGTTCCCAATATTCTGTTGGTCTACCTAGACTATCTCTAACGCCAGATAAACCAGCAAGATGTATAACTAAATCTACAGAATATTTTAAGTCGCAGGAAAGTAAATCATTGCCAGACTCTTTGTCTATGCAAATTACTTTGTGACCTTGTTCGTTTAAGAATTTATTTAAGTGTTGACCTATGAAGCCTTCACTACCTGTTAATAATATATCCATAATATAATTTATAATAGAAATAATTATCTATTATGATTTGTGTATTCGTAAGTAGTATGTAGCTGCAGTTGTTGCCGAACCATTAGGAAACTCCTGTGCTCTATAGTCATCATTATTTACTTGTCTTGTTTGATAGTTACCAGAACCATTTAAAATAGTATCTGCCATACCAGAACCTCTTGTATTACCAGAACCAGAAGAACCTATATTGTAACTTAAAGAATAACCATCACCAGATGATACTGCTGTGTATTGCATCCACTCTTGTAATAGTGAATCAAATGCAGCCGTTGTAAATTCTTTGATGTTATTAGAACCATCTAAAAAGTATGGTTCAGTATATGTAATTTGAGAACCAGTAATTTTATGTAGATAGTAGTTTGTAATAGTTGTTGGTTGATCTTGTGTTTCAGGAATTGAACCTGCTGAATAAGCACCTGTATCTGCTCTTGTATCTGTAAAGATTGCTGTTGATGATACTAATGATGATCCAGAAACAGATGTACTTGTTGAAACGTGATAAGTACCACCTTGTTGTGTTCCTGTTGAACCTGATTGTAATAAATCTATTGCAGGATGTAAAAATGTATCTTTTACATCCGTTAAACTCATTGCTTGTATTTGACCAGATGAGTTGTAATAAACAGGCCAAGT